AGATGGAGTAGTCATCAAGACTTGGCTTGTAGCAACTAAAGTAAGTGAACCAGCACCACCTGAATAAACATAAGAATTCCCATCTCTAAAGTAAACTCCGTATGCACCAGACATATTAAGGTCACCAGTTAGTGGGTCGTTTGAAGCGTCTAGCTTTAAGTACCGGGTATCAAAATACCCTATTCCTGGTGAAGTATATTTTATCTTCATGTTAGTGCAACTTTATATATTTTTTGTGCCGCTATATTACTAACTGCATAAAGCGCAGTAGTTACATCATTAAAGTCTATGGTTAAAGAACTATCAGCTGTAAGCTCACCATAAGCGTTTGCACCAGTATCGTCAACAGTTGATGGACCGATCCAAATAAGTCCGGTATTGGTTGATGCGGCTTTTACACAAATACTTTTAGTAGTTCCAGTAAATGTAAGTTCAACAGCAGTTGTACCTATTGTAACAGGCGCACCATTAATTCCAATAGGGCTATTTTTTAAAACAACTAAAGCATTATCAGTACCATCAGACTTAACTTTACCTCTAGCATCTGTAGTACCATCTTTTATTTCAACTGCTCCCATCTCAATATCACCAGCTGCTAATCTAACATTCAAAGTTCCATCTTCATCAACTAATGCTTCTTTAGACCTTCCACTTGGAGTTTTAAAAGGAAAAGCACCACCACTACTAGAAATGGCTTGCATTATTGCATTGTAAAACTTCTTTCCGTCAGATAATCGTACTGATAAAGGTCTATTAGCATCTCTATAAGTATCTAAATCAACCTTTATTCCATTAAGATTATTTACTTCCCTAGCAAAAGTTAATAATACAGCTAATAAACTTTCTTTTGTTAATTGTTTATACCAATCAGGTTTTTTTACATCAATTTTATCTGGGATTTTAACTAAAGGTGGTTTTAAATCTTTTAGATTAGATACTCTAACCTCTTTAGTTTGTAATTTTTCTAAAAGCTCTTTAATCTCAGAAAAATTATTAACTTTAATTTCTTTTATTGGATTAGTTTCCTCAGTTTTTACTAATTTATTCTCTAGATATACCTTTAGCTCCTCTGGTATCTTTAGTTTTATCGCTTGTATGCCCTCTAACACCTCGTTTAACGCTTGTTTATTATCTTTTAGTACCTTAGTATCCCCTAATAAGTTAGACAAGCCTTTAAAGGCTTCTAATTGAGTTTCTAAGTGATGAGCAATCAGCTTTAATAGTTCTTTATCTTCATCACCTATTGTTTCATCTAATTCATGTTTAATTTGTTTTAGTTCTTTCTTTGTTTCCATAGAGCATCTCCCTAACTTTATTTCTTAATTTAATTATTTCCCCTAAAATAGTTTTTTTCACTTTAACAGCTTCCAACTTACCTTCTTTGACAATCTTTTTAGCTGTATTTTTAGCAGTTTCAATAATCTCTTTAGATTTTTCTTCTTCTTCTCTAGATTCTTTAATAACTTTTTTAATTCCTTTTTCAGTTTGTTTTTCAATTAACTCATCTGCCTCTCTAATTTTAATACTTATATCTTCTTTTGCACTGTCTATAACCTTTTGTGATTCTTCTTTTGCACTATCTATAATTTCCTTCTTTTGTTTCTTGGCTTCTTTCTTACTATCATTTGTTATCTTTATCTTTTCTTTCTTAGCGTCACTAACAAGTTTATTAGATGCTTGTCTTTCCCTCTCAAGCTTATCAAACTGTTCTTTATTAGGTTCAATTTTAATAATCTTTTCTTTTTGCTTTACTTCTGGTTTTTTACTTCCCTTTTCTCCAAGCAATACAGGGATAGTAGTACATCTACAATTATGAGTTACTAAGCCTTCCGCAATATAACTTTCATCTTCCTCTACAGCAAAATTATATAATTTTTCTCCTTCAAAACTTTTTTCTTTAATTATTTCTAAAACATCAATTTGCATAAATTCAACCCCACCATTAGCTAATATTTCTTTACAATCTGTACCTTCTAATTTAGAATGACAACTACAACAGAGAGTAATTAAATTATCTTTTTCATTACTCTTACTTTTTCTATAAGGATTTATATGATGAACATGTAATGGGTGTTTATATTTTTTTAAATGTTGGTCTAAAGTCATCCCGCAATTTTGACATTTATTATTATCTCTTTCAATTATCTCTTTTTTTAGAATATCCCATTCTTTTCCTCTCCACCAAATCTTACCCCCTTCCCATAAATGATGTTTTTCTTTTATTCTTCCAAACATCCAATTATTTTTACCACTATTCTTTAATCCTTGTTGTCTAATTTTATTAATTAATCCACTATTACATTTATTAGAACAATATTTATCTTTCCAAAATGGTATTTTTTTACCACAATTGATACACCGTTTTGCAACACAATATAATTTATCTGATAAAAGCAATTCATTAGCTAAAACCCAGCCTCTTTGTGTTAAAAAAGGATGCTCTGGAGTTATTGTTACTGAATTTCTTGTATTTGTAGTTCCAATTAATCTCCCTTTATATCTAATTTTTATAACCTCTCCTTTATATCTTTCATTTTTATTAAGAAGTTTAACTACTTTTCTATATCTTCCATTATGAGTTAAAACATTATCCCCAATCTCTATATTATTTATTGTTTTTATTCCTTTATCTGTATAAATTTTAACTGAATGATGTAAAAAACAATTTGGATGTAAAGGCGGTTCTCCTACTGAGTAACCTATATCCATAGATTGCCCATCTATATTAAAAGTATCATCAGCATTAAAGTAATTTCTATTTAAACTCATAACCTTACCATCTAAAGATTGGCAAAATAAACAAGTCCTATCATCCCTTTCAGCTAGCCACTCTTTAGCCTCAACAACTCCTGACTGTCTATATGCCTCAACTGTTGCGACATTACTTGCTCTTAATACCTCAGTTCTAGCTATCATATCAGCTCGACTAGTTGTTGCTTCATTAAATACACCCGAAACTCTTTTTCTTAGTTTGTCTATTCCTTCACCAAGAGTAAAGCCCTCAGCTAAAGTTTCCATTAATTTCTCTCTAGTTGTTTTATTTATATCTTTAATTAACTCTCCCGCTCTTATCCTTAAAAAAGTATTAGCTACTCTGCTTGTTATATCTATATTTCCACCTACTCCTAAAAAGCCTAGAGTATAATTGCCCTGTTCAATAAAAATTTCCCGCATAACTTGAAACCAAACTATATCCCATATTAAAGATAATTGAGTAATTGAGGGAATAACAGAACTTTCTAATCCTTTTCTACTTTCTTTTTTCCAATGCTTTACATCCCTCTCAATATTTTCTAGAATTATTTTTTCTTGCTCTCTAAATAAATCAACTACTTTTAGTCTAACCTCAGATTCTCTCTGTGTAACTACATCAATAAATCTTTTCCAATAAGCATCTTTAGCTTCCTCAGTAAATAATGATTCTGTTTTATCTTTAGTTTCAGCTTTCTTTTCTTTTAAGTTATATCTATCTATCTTTAATAAATCTCCAATGAACTTAGTTATTGGCTCTGTAAATTTTTCTTGTAGCTTTTCCCTTTCTATAATTTCTAATTTCTTAACAGGGATTTTAACCATATGTTTAATTGGTTTTTCTTTTTTTACTCTCTTTGCAACAATTTTTTTAACTTTCTTTTTCCCAAGTAATCCAAATAAATTATTCAATCCCTTTTCTTCTTCCTCATCTTCCTCTGTTGGTTCTTCCTCACCTTCTGTTTCTGTAGTTGGCTCATTACTTACCCCAGTTCTTGTTGGCATTAAAGAATCCCCACCTTCAATAGGCTCTAAATTTTCTTCTTCTCTAATCTCATTAGGAGTTAACCAATTATATTGTCTGCCATTGGCATATCTTTTTAACTTTAACTCGACATCTTCTGGAGATGGGTCTGTATAATCAAAAAAGATATTTGATTCAGAAAACATTGGAATAAAGAACTCATTAAGAGTTTCAGTAAACTTAGTCATTCTTGGTGTTATTACTCGTTCCATAAAAGCCCTAGTTGTTGCCTCTGCATTAGCTCTATTAACATCATCTGTTAAACCTAGTATAGTCTTAGGTACTTTAAATACAGCTAATACATCATCTCTCATCATCTTTTGTTGTTCAGTAAAGTCTAACTCTTTTGCTCCCATTGACAACTTGTCTAGTTTTAATCCACTACCTAAGAATGCTATTTTATTTGACTTAGCTCTACCTCCATAAGATGATTGCCATTGATTAATAAATCTTTCTACAACTGTTTTACTTAATTTCTTTTCAGTTGTAAATACCATACTAGGAATAGCACTATTGAAAAAGAAGTTACGATTGTATTCTTGTGCAAAGTTTAAAATGTCAAAAGGTAATGCAGCTGATTGAACAGAGCCTTTACCTCTATATGGATTAAGCGGATTAAAATATTTAAATGGAATAATATTTTCTTTTGGAATAATAATCTTTTCTCCAAAATTTCCTCCTGGATGATAAGTATAATGTTTAATTATATCAACAGCGTCAGGTACAACTTTAATCCAATCAGGTCTTAAAGGCCATAGTTCTCTTGGAGTTTTTCCTTGTTTTAATACAAGCCAGAAAGCCTCTCCAGTTAATTCTAAATAAATTTGAGTTGCTTCTACAATATCATAAAAAGTACCAAGTGGATTAGCATAATCTAATACACTTAATGCTTCATGTTGTCCTATCTGTACTGTTTCTGTTCCTTTATTTGTAAATTTAGCTTTATAAAGACTTAAATTAATAGAAGCTACCTCTTGGGCAATAGCAGAAACAGCAGTATATACATAACCTGTATATGCTTTTAAATATTCTTCCGCATTTCTTAAAGGTGGTTGTGGAAATGACATAACCGCCTCGGAAGTTACTTTTGGTTTTTCAATAGGTTTTCTAGCCATTTATATTTAGTTTAACACTAATTAATAACAAAATACAATTCAAAATATCAGGCATCCATTATAAACATTTCAGGCTCATCATCGGTAGTATTCCAAAAAGCAAGAGCTAACGCATCTGCTTTATCGGGAGATACTCCTAATCTTTTTTTCATTTGGTCTTTAGCTTCAATTTTAATAGTTCTTTCTGAACTATATTTATATCTTAATTCATTTAATTGTCTTTTTAACTCAGGGTCATCAGGAATACTTATTTGGCTTTGTCCATTAGTATCAGGTTTAAATAATGCCCTCAAATTCCAATGTACCTGGGCTCGTAAATTCATAAACTTTTTAGCATCTTCTCCTACAGGTCTTTCACCAACACTAATAGGAATAATCTCAGTATCTTCCCAAGCAACATCATCACTATCTTGTATTTCAGTTAATCTATCATGAACACCGCCACCTACCCCAATCGCATCAGTACAATGAACATCTGGTAAATCAGCATCTAATAAGCCCCTAGTCCATCCTACTACTTCCATAGTATCCATTTTTGCAGTTTCAGCACATCTCTTTACTTCTCCGCCTTTTCTAAAATAATAAACAGTCTTATCTCTACCAAACCTAGCAACGTCAAGTCCTGATTGTTTATGTTCTCCTTCACAACCTTTTTGATTTACAGCATTCTCAATCCAATCTTTAGGAATAAGACAATCTTCCGCACCACCAGTAGGAAATTTACATTCATAGAAAATCAACCAATCCAAATCAGTTACACCCGATTCTCTCGCTTCATCTAAATATTCTTGTGTTACTCGTCCTTCTGCTAGCGCCTGTCGCCAATCAATCTCTATTTTAGTATATAGCTTATTTCTAAATGCAGCTCCAAAATGATTATCTTCAAAAGGATTACCTAATTGGATTAATTTACCATTCTTTACACCACCAATCATTCTAAATATCTTTGAGAACATTGTGTCTTGAATTAAAGAAGACTCATCAACTAAAACAATAGTAGCACCAAAGCCCATTAAACTCTTAGCTTCCTTTGCAACAAACTTAGCCTCGGCAGTAAGCATCATAATCTCACTACTATTTCTAAAAGTTATTCTATTCTTACTTCTCTCTTGCTTTAATCTTTCAAGTGTTCCAGCAGGATAATCAATCATAGACGTTACTAGTTCATTATCAAATAAATGGTCAATTATCTTACCCATAATAATACTAGCTTGCTTTGCACTTGGAGCTATTATTAATATTTTTTCTTTTCTGTCAATAGCAATAGAAATAAGAGCCATAGAAGCAATTTCGCTCTTGCCATATTGAGTAGTAGCTTTTACAGCAACCCTAGTAATAGAAGGTTCATATATTGCTCTGAATATATCTTGTTGTCCTTTAGTTAATATAAAAGAATTTCCGTATAAGTCCTTAAAAAGTAATTCACATCTAGCTTTATACTTATTTAGTGGTGCCATCTTCCTCTCCTTTTTCAGAGGCATCATCAATCATTTTTGCTAGTTTTTGTACTTCGGACTCAGGGTCATATGTAGATAGTTTCTTTCTCTCCCCATACTCTTCCTTAGTTAGGTTGCTATTTAATGCAAACCATTTCATAAAAGCTTCTTCTTCTGTTGATATTGTTATGCCCTCATTTTGTTTCTTAACTATATCTTGTAGGCGTTTAACCAAAGCACTGTTTAGTAGTATCGAGAGGAACTGCATATTTCTACTGATTTTGTCCGAGAACTTAGGGTCTTTCTTTAATAAATCGTAAAAAGTAGACCTAGGAATTTGAGCTTGTAGAAGTGCTTTAGTAATATTTATACCTGATTTTAAATAAGGTTCTAGTTTTTGGACGATTTCCTCTTTTTGTTCTTCTGTTATTTCTGGTCTGCCTCCTTTATCTACCATAGTTATTTGCCTCCTAAATAATCACCACAAATTAATTCTAAACATCTAGCATCGGATAAATCAGGGTCGCCCGCATCCTCTTTAATTTTATCTATTGCTTGTTGAACTATTTTATACTGTTCAACATTCATTATAATATTTAAAGTCCTAATCCCATCTTCTTCTTCTTCTGGTATTTCAGTCTGTTTGTAATCATCCCAATTAAACTCAGCTAGCTTTCCCATATCTTTTATTTCTTCTTGGTTAAAAGGAACTTTCATATCAGGAAAATCTGCAATCATTTTCGTTATCATTCCTGCTAATGATACCTCATTAAAAGGAACTTGAACTTGATACCATAATGTAAGTTCTTGCGCTTCTTTATCTGCCATTACTCCTTCGTTATAAACAATTACTTTTTCAAATCCTAATTCTTTACAAGCCCGCCATCTTTGTTCACCATCAATAATCTCATAACCGTTGTTTTCTCTAACAGCAATCGCTTGTCGTTGTCCCTTCAATCTTACACTCTCAACAACCTTTTTATACTCTCTAGTATCTTTATCTTTTGGGTTCCAAGTATTAGGTCTTACTTCATCAATAAGAACTATTTTTAATTTTGTAGGGTCAAGTGTTATTTGTTCCATATAATTTTATTATACTTTAATATTTTTAATAAGTTATTCTTTCCAACTAACCCCTCTACTCTCCCAAAGTTTAGTAACCTCTTTTGCCTTCTTAATATAACAATCAATTAAAAATTTTTGCCTTTGTAAATCTGTCCATTCTTTCCTTTTAAAAAACTTAATTTTTTTTGACTCTTTTGTAATATTATTACTCTTATAAAAAATAGACCACTTCACCCATGAAGTTGCATCAACAGAATAGAAAGGATATTCTTCCCATAAAGAAAAAGCATTAATTCCAAAACCGTGGACTTTTACTTTATTTTTAATAATACTAAAACAAGTATCTAACCACATGCGCATTAATTTCCTTTTTTTGGCTAAAGGAACTAGACCGCCTAAAGCTATATAATCATATTTTTTAACCATCTTTTCTAAAGTATTTAAGTCTGACCGAAAATGAAAAACAGGTAATGGATGTAATCCGTTAGCTTCCATATACTCCAAATTTTTCATAGTATCTTTTTCATTATTTATTACATCTAATAAAGCATACACAGCAAAGTAATGTTCATTCTCTTTTATATACTTAATATATTCATCTAAATTAACTTCCTTTCCTTTTGTAAAGGCAGAAAAGGCTCCGCTATCTAAAAACATCTTTTTTTTTGTTTTCAACTTTTCTATTTTACTAAAATCGTTTATATATGAAAGAAGAATATCCGTTTCATTAGTAATTAATCGCTCGTCTGATAACCCCGCAAAATACGCTTTCATTTTATAAATAACTTAACCAACATATATCCTCCCCAAATTCCTATAATCCCCATAATCCCCTCAAATACAAGAGGTGCAGGAATAGGAAGGTTAAAAATAGAGAAAACTCCACCACAAAGTAATCCAGTTAGTAATGATAAAAGATAATTTTTCATTTTTAGTCTTTTATTAAACTTATAAATTCATTTCGTAAAGCTGCATTTTTTCTAAACTTACCAAGCATTACTGATGTAACCATCTTAGCATTCTGTTTCTCAATACCACGACTTCTCATACATAAATGAATACCTCTAATTATTACTCCTACGCCCTGTGGTTTTAAATATTTCATAATATCATTAGCTATTTGTTGTGCTAACCTTTCTTGTATTTGTAGTCGTCTAGCATATATTTCAGTTAATCTAGCAAACTTACTAACCCCTAAAACTTTACCATTAGGAACATAGCCAATATGAACCTGTCCATAGAAAGGAGCAATATGATGTTCACAATGACTATAGAAATCTATTTTAGGTACTATAATTAGTTGGTCTATTCCAGGACTAGAAAATACCTTCATTATCTCTTTTGGGTCTTTATCATAACCAGAAGCCCAAAACTTCCACGCTTTTGCAAATCTTTTTGGAGTTTCCAATAAGCCTTCTCTTAAAGGGTCTTCTTTAACTGCCCTTAAAATTCCTAAACAAGATTTTTCTAATCCACCCTCTGTATCTTCTTTTGTTTCCCAAGGAAAAACGTACCAGTCATCTTTGTTTTCTTTTTTGACAAGATAAAAAATATCAGCTTTAGGTAATTGTTTTTGGAAATATTGCAGGGTTGCTCCTGTATCCCAAATATCATCAACTATTAAAACTTTTTTATCTTTAAACTCGGAAACATCTGTGTAAGGGTCAATAATTTTTACATTACCACCTATTAATGTAGCAATAGGAATTCCACCTCTAGAAATTCCCAAAACATATTCATATTCCTTTTTTACTTGTTTAACTATTTGTTTTACCTGTTTCCAGGATATATAAATTTTATTCATATATTGTCCTATCTTTAACTTTTGATAATTTAAAGGCTTCTTTTCTTTCAACACAAGTACCGCATTTTCCACAATGGTAATTACCTCCCTTATAACAGCTCCACGTTAATTCAAAAGGAACATCTAGTTTAGAGCCTATAGAAGCGATAGCACTCTTAGACTTATAAACAAAGGGAGCAATAATTCTAAATGATTTATCAACAAATCCCTCATTAGCTACTTTAGCAATAACATCAAGTAACTCAATGAACTCAGGTCTACAATCAGGGTATATTGCGTGGTCACCTGCATGAACTCCAACATACATAGCTTGCGCTTTTATATTAACAGCATAACCAATAGCAATCGAATACATAATCATATTTCTATTTGGAACAACTGTAATCTTCATATTATCTTGTGCATAATGCCCTTCTGGAACTTCAATATTTTCATTAGTAAGCGAAGAATTACTAACTAAAGAATTAATTGTAGTAATATCAACTATTCTGTGTTCAACGACTCCTGCTTTTTCTGAAATTTTCTTAGCATACTCTAATTCTTTCTTATGGCGCTGCCCATAATTAAAAGAAATAGTATAGACATTATAACCATCTGCAATAGCTTGAAATAAAGCGGTAGCCGAGTCCATACCGCCTGATAGAACTACTACAGCTTTTTTATTATTTTTTTCCATTTTTTCTTTCTTTAACTTTTAAAATAAATTCTCTATATTCCTCAACACTCTTTTGAACTAACCAATTATCTTCAATTTCTTTTCTTACTCTCTTACTCTCTTTTTCCCTATCCTCTTGCATTAAAAACTTTTCTAAGTCCTCTGGTACTTTAATAACAGGCATTCCTAAAGACCATGCTTGTATTGTTTTATTATTTGACTTATATCTAGACTTCTGGTCACCTACTGGGTCTGGCATAAGTACTGCATCATTATCTATTATATACTTATTTATTGTTTCATAATCCCAAGGTATATTATGTATCTTTAAATTATTTTTATATGAAGAAGGTGCGTTAAAAGGTTCATTAGAAATAATAGTTAATTCTAACCCCCTCTTTATTATTTCATCAAAAGTAGAGTATAGATAATGAGCATTTTGACTATAACCATACCAAACTAATGTCTTTAAAACTCTATTATGTTCTTTTTTTACTGGTTTAGCCTCAGATAAAAGTATTCTATCTGGAATACACTTAACTAATGCTTTAGGTCTTAGCTTTTTTATATAATCAGCTAATGGTTGAGTTGATGTTACTACTCCATCTGCCATATCAATATATTCAAATACAGGTTTATTCTCTAACCAATCAGGGTCCGCCAAATCCATTATCTTTATTCCTGTAAACTTTTTCATCATACTAAGCCAATAGACTTTTTGAAAGATTAATATTTCATATTTCTTTCCAATAATAAATTCCTCAGCTTCTTCCCAAAATGGCAATAACCATCTTACTCTAATGCGAGATGAGCCTACAGTATTAAATAATCTATTGTCGAACTTCTCCATGCTTGCGATCCCGATAGTCTTATCAATCATATTTTTATACTCCACTCAATACTTAATTATAATTAAGTATTTAAAGAACTTTTAACTCCTTTAGTAATTCTACCCATTGTTCTGTAAATTTTTCCATTGAAAATAATTCCATAGCAGTTTGTTTACCTTTCTGACCCATCTTTAAAGCTAATTCAGGTTCATCTATAATTAATCTCTTTATTAACTTAGCAGTTGTTTCTGGATTATCCATAACTCTAGGGTCTTTAATAACTTCCTTGCTTGTAAGAAATCCATTTACTCCATGCTTAATAAAAGTATCAGCATCTTGATAAGGCGTACTAACAATACAACATCCACTAAACATAGCTTCTGTTCTAGCTCTGGGTCTAGGAGATTGCCAAGTTGGCATAAAAAATACTAGACTTCTTCCTAGAAATTGTTTATATGCCTCAAAATTACCAAATTTTCTATCAACGCCAACCCAAGTAAAAGGTACTGCCATATCTTTTAGCATTCTAGAAACTCTTGTTAAGAAAATACGCCTATATGCTTTCTCCATTCCTGCTGGAGATAATACAGTTACACAACGAGGTTCTTTTTTAAGGTCATACCAATCTTCTGCTATTAATCCATGTATTATTGTTCTACCCCAACCCCATTGTTTTTGTGCTTCATAAGAATTACAAATCATTGTTGTACCTTTAGTCATTTTCTTAATAAAATCCACCACAAAAGGAGATTCATATTTATCGTGAAAAGGTGTCATATGATTAATAGTAATAATTGGAACATCATCTCCTATAGCTTCTCTTAACTCTAAGTATAGTTTACCTTTATGAATTCTGTCTCCTTGTGCTGGATTATAAATAGACTGTTGGTCTACATGAAGTATAGCTAAATCATATTGACCTTTTTCATAATGTGTAACCCACCTAAAATTATCAGGAAAAGGCCTATGACTAGTTCCCCAAGACCGATAAGGATTAATGATTAAATCATAATGGTCTATAAAAGGTAGTTGGCTTAGTGAATGCTGGTGAGCTACATGCCAAGGCACACCAAAAATTCTTAGTTTTTTCATTTCTTTATTAAAATAACGTGTATATCTTTTCTTTCATTAGTAATAATGCTATCAATTCTCCAACTTCCAAATCCATAAACTTTATTAGCTTCTTTTTCTCCTAGCCATTTAATAGTAACTTCATTCCAAAAAGTCTTATGAGATAGTATCCAAGACCTAGCTTTATCCATATGAGGAACAACAAATCTAAACATACCATTAATAGGTAAAACTTTATTTATTTTAGAAAAAATTACTCTTAATTCATCCTGAGTAAAATGCTCTAAAAAATGATTAGCCATAACTTCCATATAAGTAACCTCACTATTCCATTTTAGAATATCGACAACATACTTCTGACCAAAGTCAAGTATATCTAACCCATCATAATCAGGATATAACTCCTTCCAATTTGAACCACAACCGATATTTAGTTTATTATTTACCATTGTTTATATAAAATAAAAATCTTTCATAATCTTTTGGATAATCAAAATCCTCAGTTAAGTCATTTATTATTACTATTTTATCACTAAATGGACTAGTTACTTTTTTTTGAATAGGTAAATTTAATAATAAACTAAACAAAGTAAATGTATTATCTGGATATTTTTTATCCATTTTAACAACCTTATTTCTAAAAAAATTAACACTCTTTTTTAGTAAGGGACAATCTTTCATTCTAAAAGCAAACACTTCTCCAGTGCCACTTTTTAAAATTGTATTTTCACCAAACCTACAAAATAATTTAAAATCTTCTATTGGAGAAGTAATAATAGTTTGCATAGCCCACTCTGTAAAAAAAGTATCACCCCATATAAACAAAGTATCTTTAGACCATATCTCTTGACAAGCCCATAACTTATCTGCCTGTATTTTATTACTTTTAGAAGCATATAGTTTTACCCCGTCAATAGCATATCTTTTATCATGAGTAGTAATATATATATCATTAATATTATTAGCTTTTAATAAATCAACAGTCGTTTGCAATAGAGTCTTTCCATAAAATTCAATTAAGTG